GAAAGACCAGAAAAATATGTATCCAAGAAAAACAATACACGAAAAATCAAGAAGAATTATTTATAAGCGATTTCATTTCATAACTTGTAAAAATGGGCGTTTTAAATGAGAAAAGGTGTAAAACTCCGTGTCTAAAAATTCCACAATTTATTTTTTCAATGATGATAAATTCTTTACAATGAGGGCATTCTAATATAGGTTCAGTCATTATTATTTAATATTAAATATATTATAATTACTATATTTATTTAAATTTTTATAAATTTATGAATTGCAGAAATCCATTCTTTCAGTTGATTTTGGTTTTCAAAAATATCTATATTTCCATCTAAAATTAATTGTTTTTGGCAAATACATTCTAGTGAAGATTTATCTAACATATTGTTGTGATACATATCACAACACTGTAAATATTCTAGTGGTATCAGATTTTCTCCTTCTCTTGCTCTCTTTAAAATTCTAGAATGACATTTTTCTGGAATAGTTTTTACGTATATTACTTTGTGAACAGGAAATTCTTCTGAAAATGTATGAAACCAATTTAAATAAATTTTATAATTAACTTCTTCAATTTTACCAGTATCATAAAGCATTTTTGCAAAAACCATTTTATCTGTGTATAAACTACGCTCTGATATGACTATTGTTTTATTAGAAGAGTTTATATTTTTTAAAGTATCCTTCAATACTTTTAATCTTGATATATACGCCATCATTTGAAAAGAAAATGCATATTTTTCTGTATTATCATAAAATTTTTCAAGAATTGTAATACCATTTTCATCTGTAATTTTTGCCCATTCATCAACAGGTTCTTTCAAAAATACAACATTATTGTTCCCCTTATAATGTTCTCGTAAATTTTCCATAAGTGTCGATTTACCCGAACCAATATTACCATCTATAGAAATTATTTCAATGTCAGACATATTTTATGTATATTATTCTTGTTTTATTTATATTATTTTATTTCAATTTTAAAAAAATTGAATATAAAAATAAACTTAAAGATAAATTCACATATTAAATACTTCACCAACAATGGACTTGAAACAAAGAAAGCTAAACAAATATGAATGGACCTCTATTGAGGTGTCTGTTCCAAAATCTGAAATTGACGTATTAAATATGATTATCAAAGGATATCATGATGTAAATATTAAAGTAAATGATACTAATTCTATCTTTACGTTTTTAAAGATAGAATATTCAGAAAAAATGGAAGACTATTTATTCAATAAATATTTTCGCGAACGCAGTGGTAAAATTGAAAATGAATTAAAATTACAAAAATCTTCCTATAAAAAGTTAAAAATTGATAGTGAAACAAAATTAAACTCTGCTGATAAAATTCGCTTAGAAAGATTTGACGAAAATACGTTAAAAAAGATTGATGTGTATGAATTTATATTATTATCTCACATGGAGCAAATTATATTTAGTAAAAAATCCGCAAACACCAAATTATTTCATTTTCATTATTTTACATTATATAAATTAATTAGAAATAATGTTATAAAATTAAATCATCATATAAAAGATTTGGTTATAAAAATATTAGAGTTATATGAAGATGAAATTGATAAATCATTAATCATTGAGAACGCAGTTGAATTTATTGAGAAAAATGACAGTTTATTAAAATATAGTGATTTAACACTATATGAGCATCAGAAAGAAATATTTTCATTAATTAAAATACCAAAACCTAAATTAATTTTATACATGGCTCCTACAGGAACTGGAAAAACATTGACACCAATTGCATTATCAGAACAAAAAAAAATTATATTTGTTTGTGCTGCAAGACATGTAGGATTGGCTTTAGCTAGAGCGGCTATTTCAGTTAATAAAAAAATTGCATTTGCATTTGGATGTGCAAGCGCAGATGATATTAGATTGCATTATTTTGCAGCAAAAGAATATACTATCAATAAACGCACTGGTGGTATAGGAAAGGTCGATAATAGTGTTGGCAATAATGTAGAAATTATGATTTGTGATATAAAATCTTATTTGCCTGCAATGTATTATATGTTGGCATTCTTTGATGCGAAGGATATAATTATGTATTGGGATGAACCTACAATTACATTAGATTATTCGGAACATGATTTTCATTCAACAATTAGAAAAAATTGGAAAAAAAATAAAATTCCTAATATAGTTTTATCATCTGCTACGTTACCTAAACAACAAGAACTTACAGAAACATTACCTGATTTCTTAAATAAATTTCCTGGTGCTGAAATTTATAATATAGTTAGTCACGATTGTAAAAAAACAATTCCTATAATTAATAAAGATGGCTATGTAGTATTACCACATTATTTACAAAGTGATTATAATAAAATGCTAGAAATTGCTAAACACTGTGGAGACTATCTAACGCTTCTTAGGTATTTTGACTTAAAAGAAGTTGTTCAATTTATTGCTTATGTGAATTCAAATAATTATGGCAATTCAAAAACTCGTCTAGAAAGACATTTTGACACATTAGATGATATCAATATGAAAAATATAAAAATATATTATATTCATATTTTACAAAATATAAATTCTAATAAATGGAGTTTAATATATACTCATTTTACACAATCTAGGCAGCCAAGAATATTAGAAAATAATACAATTGACACGAAAGGAAATAAAATTTCTAAAATTAGAAGTGTTGGACCTGGAATAAATTCTGAGACAATTAATTGTCATTTATCAGGAGCACCAATTACTAGATTATCTAGTGAGCAATTTACAAAAATACATACAGAAATTCCTAATAAAAATGGAACGTCAGGAGTGTATTTTACTACAAAGGATGCTTATACATTAACAGATGGTCCTACCATATTAATTTCAAATGACATTGAAAAAATTGCAAAGTTTTGTATTCAGCAAGCAAATATTCCGTCTATTGTAATGGATGATATAATGAAGAAAATTGAATATAACAATGTTATTAATGAAAGATTACATGAATTAGAATCTCAATTAGACGCAATTAAAGATGCAACTGAAAAAAAAGTTAAAAATGAAGTATCTGGATTTAATGGAAAACAAAAAATAGCAGGCAGAAGTAAATCAAATAAAGATAGTAAAAAAATGAATAAAGACGTTCCTCCTGAATTTGAAAACAAAGGAGAAATTCCAAAATTGACGCAAGAAATTAATGCTTTAAGATTAATGATTAAATCTGCTTCATTAAATGATACATTTATTCCTAATAGAAAAATGCATTTAGATAAATGGGCTGAAAGTATTGAAACCAAGTGTGCATTTACTAGTAATATTGACGAACAAATAGTATCTGATATAATGGCATTAAAGGGAGTTGATAATGTTTGGAAAGTATTGTTAATGATGGGAATTGGTGTCTTTATAAATCATGAAAATATTACTTACACAGAAATTATGAAAAAACTTGCGGATCAACAAAAATTGTATATGATTATTGCAACAAGCGATTATATTTATGGAACAAATTATCAATTTTGTCACGCATTTCTTAGTAAAGACTTAGATTTAACACAGGAAAAAATTATTCAAGCTATGGGAAGAATTGGAAGAAATAATATTCAACAAACATATACTGTAAGGTTTAGAGATGACGAACAAATTTTAAAGCTATTTACATGTGAAACTGATAAGCCTGAAATTATAAATATGAATAGATTATTTAATACGCGAAAGGTTATATGGCAAGATAATCAATATGTAGAAATTTATGATGATATTGAAAACGATGAAGGTAATGATGTTTATGAAGATTATCAAGATACTGATGACGAAAAAAGTAATTAAAATTTTAATTTTAATTTAAATTTAAATTTTAAAAAATTTACTATAAAAATTTGAAAATTAGTAATAAATTTTCTTTTTTCTTTTTATAAATAAATGGAAAAAAATATTATTACTAAAGAACCTGATAACGAGGATATAAAAGCGTTAAGTAATAATAAGGTTGATGTTGAAATTGAGCCAGATGTTAAATCAAATAAGATAAATTTACAAATGTGTTATTGTCCTATTGTTTTTTACTGTTTTACTAGACCTGAACCAAATAAGTTATTGTAAAAACCTTATATAAAATGATTTATCATAAACACCATTGTATTTTTCATTCAATGTTATATTTTTATCAGCTTCTATTGCTGGTGCATCTTCGGCTGCTAAACCAAGTATTTCTTGCCCGGCTTCTACAATTTCAATATCTGTATTTAAACTAAAATCAAATTCTTCCGATGCTTTGAATTTAATATATTCGATAAAATTTGCTATGCATAAATTTGTAGGCACGACAAAAGTCGCTATTTGTTCCGTATTTGCAATTTTAAAATGAAAATATGCGGTCTCCCTGATGTTATTCGTGATTGAGTTCATTTTTGTGTTATTATGATTTATGATATTAATAAATTCAATTAATATCATTTCAATTTTTTTAAATACTTAAATTTGGATTCATAAAACTAGATATTTCTTTAACCAAGTCTGGATTTAATACATATTTATTAATATGTTCATTTTTACCATCAATATTTATTTTTTCTCCTACAGCTTCAACTAGATTTAAATAAGGAAGACGAACTTCCATAAATGTTTTTACTTCTCTATATCTAGTTGTGCCTTCATAATTTAAACAATGTGTGATTTCTTTACCTTCTATATTTCTAAAATAATCATATCTACCACCATTATCACCATATCCGTAATTTTGTGAACTAACATAATATCCCAAAAATTTCTCTGTATTAGGTATAATACTCCCTATTTCATCACAAGTTTCTAAATTAGAAACATATGTACCCCATCTTGGTGTCTGAACATTTAATGTTTCATACGCTTTTCCTACTACGAATTTTTTATCATTTTGAAAAAACTTTGGTTTATTATCAATCATCAATTGTATTTGCATTATATTATAATATTTAAATAATTTTCAATTTTATATTATAATTTAAAATGTAATGAAAATTACTCTATAATTTTCACTTTATTTCATTCGTTGTCTTTTTTGGACAAAATAATTTATAAAGCTTGCCAAATCAATAATAATTGTTTTGTAATAATATTCATTCCTAATGGTAATAGTTGAAACAATAATAAACTTTAATAATTGAAACGATTAAACATAATTAAATTATAAAAAATCTAAAATATAATTTTATATATTCGTTTTTACGTTATATAAATACTATAAATAATATATATAATATATTATATATATGTCAAAAATTAAATTAATTTATGATATACGCGCTACTTGGGAAAATGATTATATAAAAGAGTTATTTTGTAATATAGATTATGATATAATATATGTAATTCCTGAAATATTAAAAAATAAATTAGAACAAGAAAATGAAATTAGTAATAATAATATTTTGGTGTTTTCTTCGAACACGTATTCTTTTGATGAAATACTTAAAATAGTTTTAAGGATAAAACCAATTATAATAGTACATTTATCTGATGAATGGGGTGTTAAACCACAGTTTACATTATTAGCATCATGTACAGAACTATTATTGCATCAACACCATTTTAATCATTATCCGTATGATAATTTTAATAATATTATTCAAATCCCTTTAGGATATATGTCAGGCATGTTTAATAAAGAAAATGCGCTAGATTATAAAGTTAAACCAATAAGAGAAAGAAAATATAAATGGTCTTTTGTTGGAAATATGAAAAAACAAAATAGATTAGAATTGATAAATAAATTTTCAAAAAAAATTAGTACAAATTTTATTGGAAATAATATAGCACCATCAAGTATGAGGGATATTTATAATGATAGTATTTTTGTTCCAAATGGAATAGGTAATGTTGTAATAGATTGTTTCAGAATATATGAAGCAATTTTATGTGGAAGTATTCCAATTATTGTATGTCAAGAGAAAGAATTTAACGATACATTTTATTATAATAATGATATACCGCCATTTATTTTTGAAAAAACATGGGATGATGCTGTAAATAAATGTGAGTATTTATTAAATAACATTCAAGAAATTGAAAATATACAAGAAAAAAATTATGAATGGTTGAAAAAAAAAATTAAGTCAATACAAGAAATTGTTTATTCAATTGCAATGAATAATAAAAGCAACTAATTTATAAAATAAGGTCTTTAAAATCAATGCCATAAAGATTGTATATATTTGAAGCAACAGGCGTTAAAAGATGCTGGATATAAGTGTGAGATTTGGATTTATAATGGTAAGGGAGAGTTGGTGGAGAAATTTTGTTAATTATTGCTCCCGAAGCTTTGTCAGCAAACATTTATAAATATAAGACTATATATTAAATTTTAACAGGATAAATATCATTTTCTAAATCATCTACTACTTTGTTAGCTTGTGTTAATTTTTCTTGTATAGAAATTTTGTTTGATTTAGTTCCAATCCATATTTTATACAATTTAGGATGTTTTTCTACCTTGAAGAATTCTCGGCTTCTAGTTTGTTCTGGATTTAAAAATTCATGATAATATACTACATATTTTTTCATCATATCCTGTGCAATTCCTTCAGGTAAATCTTTGGCATTATATTTTCTTTCTCTTTTTGTTCCAGGTAAAATGCCTTTACAGTTACTATGTTGTTCTTCAAATGTAGCTAATCTTAAATTATTATAACAATTATTTAATTGGTCTCTGTCAATGTGGTCTACACTTATATTTTTTGTCCCCTTTCCATTTCCGTAACAATTCATAATTACTTGATGCATAGTTAATTTATTATTTCCTGTAATATAACCATTAGCTGCCGTAAACCAAGTAATTTTAATATCATTTTCTAATTCATAGTCTAATATTTTTTGATAACTTATAGGACATAATTTACATAAAGTATCTTTTTCACAATACATTAATATAATTTCTTCATTTTTTTCATTTATTACTTTCCAAAAAGGATTTTTAAAATGATAATAAGCGTGTACACCTCTGGATTTGCTGTGACCTTGATTAAATTCAATAACTTTATAATTATTTTCAATATATGCTTTTGCAGTATCTAAATCCATTTTATTCATATTATAAATTCATTATAAGATGAATATTTAATTCAATTTTATTACAATATAAAATGTATAACGAGTAACCGTGCGCTTAATTTGAATAAGCACTCTTATTCCCAAAAGTTTCCAAATGGGGAGGACTGTATCTTAAGCCAACTCGGGTTGATTAGACCTTCATTGTTGACCCATATCCGTTCAGTCTCTGACGCCCTACCACATCCTATCATAGCGGACAGAGGTAGTGAGCATGCGGGTTGCCCAATCTTTTTCATTATTACCATACCCAAGTTCATTACTCTTGGCCAGATAAAACTTTCGTATTTATCCTTGGTAGAAAAAGCTCTAAGGGGTTTCCCGAACAACAAGATATGTTGCAATAGTCAAATAGTAAGTAAATAACTATTACTAGCAGTTGGACTGGGATGAAATTTGCGACGTCCAAAATGGTTTTCTATAGTAAGAGGTCGCTTTACTATAGCATACTGCTTTTCGGCCCTGATTAGACGAATTAACATTCGCAGGTTAAGGCCTCCCATACCACTCATAATTCTCAACACGTTGTAGTTGGTGGCGTAAACACGCACCTTGGCAGTCTTGGTTCCCTCAACGGTAGCGTTGGAGAGAACAAGTTGCAAGGTGGCGTTATCAATTCTGGAGAAGTTGCACGTGCCCGAGGGTTGGTGCTCTTCAGGGCGAAGGGCGAATGAGTACACGTTAATACCTTCATCGGGGTTTCTGGTGTGAGCTTGGTAAGGTTGGACCCAAGAGAAGTAGGATCCTTCGCGCTCAGAGAAGCGGTCTTGGCCGTTAAGTTGGAGCTTAGCGGTGACGACGGGGTTTTGGCCCCAGCAGTGCATATCCAAGGAAGTCTCAGAAAGGACGAAAGTACCAGCATCAGAGACACCAGAGTTGTCATTGGTAGTAGGTCCACCACCGTTAACAACACCAGAATATGCTCCGCTACCAGAGTTAGCAATAAGACTAGCAAGAGCCGCAGCAGAAGCATTATTAACAGGAGGTTGAGGACCGCCTAAATTTGGCTCATTGTAAGGGTTTGTGGGGCCGTGCCAGTAACCACTGAAACCAGTCCATTCTTGGCCGGGGATGTAGTCAAGAGCACCTGCATCATGGAAAAGACCATTAGCATCAATGTATGCACGAGAGTCAGCGGCAACAGCAGCGGGACCTCCGAAAGCGTGGATAGCGTTAGGGAGGGCGTCAATAGCATCAGTGTAGTTGAAAGGTTGAGCACCAAGAACCTTGAAAAGGAGAGCGTCACAAGTCAAGGAAGAGCAGTAGTCAACGTTTTGATCGGGTTGGACAACCCAGATAAGCTCCTTAACGGGGTGGTTGAAGTTGAGCTTGATCTTGTTGGAAGACGAACCAACAGACTCATCACCAGTGAATTGAAGTTGGGTAATCAAATACTCGTGAGGATTTTGAGCCATTCTGCGACGTTCATCAGTATCCAAGAAGACATAGTCAACGTAGAGAGAAGCAGCAACCAAAGATTGATTGTAGGCAATGGTAGCAGGAACGGGGCGACCAATAGAGTATTGGCCAGCAGCACCACCATAGGGGTTCGAGTTGCAGTTCAATGTGGTGACAGCCCACAAGCACTCATCAATAGGACGGATATCAAGGTTAATCTTGACTTCGTGATATTGAAGAGCAATCAAAGGCAAAGCAAGACCAGGGTTGGTGCAGAACCAGAATTGAAGAGGAACGTAAAGAGTTGTCTCAGGAAGAGCGTTACGGGGAGCGCAAACTTGACGGGGAGCCAAAGAGTCACAAGGAGATTCAACATCAGAGAAAGAAGGATCAGTGATGAAGGTAAGTTGAGTGGTGTTACCAATCATGTTCCAGTAGCCGCGTTGTTGCTCAGCAGTCATTGTAAGTTGGTTCCAGATGTGCATCCAGTCACCATATTGGCGGTCAATTCTTTGGCCGCCAATTTCGACCTCAACTTGGGCGACAAGTTGCTCACCGGGGAAATCCAACCAACGAGCATAGACACCGGTGTTTGCACCGGTAGTGTAGTTTCCGAGACCCATAAGTTGGTTGATCTCAGGAAGAGTAACTTGTAAATATGTGCGGTAAGCAAGATCTCCGTTTCTGGAGATGACACATTGGACACGACGTCCAAAATCAGCTTGACCATTGAAAGTTTGTTCAATAGACTCAATTGCAAAGTTAGTATATCTGCGATACGTAACTTTCCAGAAAGTAATTTGAGGATTACCTGTACATTTCCTCTACCTTATTTTTCAATAAGGATTAGACTATATCTTAAGAATATTTATTTTATCTTTGTTATCATATTTTTCATAACTTGTAGCATTTAAAATAAATTCTTCCGAAAACCATTTAGTCGTTGAACCTTCTTCTTTAAAATTTTCTAATTGTTTTAAAATATAATTTATTTGATTTATATCAATGTCTTTTTTAGATGAATTAAATTTGATTGTAACTGGCATTAAATTAGACCAATTCCAACATTTTAATTTTTCATTTTCATCAGTCAAATCAAAATTGCAAACAGGAATAATATGATCTATAGACCAAAATGTTCCATAATTATTCCAATTCATATCGCAAGTAAAATTGTATTCGAACCATTCTCTTAAATACTGAATATTACAACCAATATAATTCATTGTTGTATCATTTTTAACAATAACACTTCTTAAACGTGCTGCTAATGATTTTTTTAACCTATAATTAATATTTGTTAATCTTTCATTTTTACACCACGCATTTTTCTGTTTTGTTAAAAATTCAGGATAACAAGAAATACAAATTTTTGTTTTATAAAACTTTTTAAGTTTTGTGAATTCTTTTAATACTTTTTCTTCTTCACATAATTCACATTTTGCTTTTAAAGTTTCGCGTTTTTTTTGTCGTAGTTTTTGTTTTCTTATTTTATCCTCTTCGTTTAAACATTTTTTACATGTTTTAGAATATGAATTTTCTCTATCAGTATATTTGCGATATTCATCGTTTGATTTATAATTTTCACATTTATTACATTGTTTTAATTCTATTTCGATTGACATTTGCATTAATATAATATTTTATATTTATATGTATTTTTAAAATAATAAAGAAGCTTGGATGCTCATTGCCCATTTCAATTAAATTTATATCATTTAACATCATCTTATTCATTTTTACTATACCCAAGTTTTTTGTCTTGGCCACATTTTTTTTGCAAAAAATGCTTAGTAGAATAAGTTTTAGGGGTTTCAAGCAGTTTGATTTTCTCACTAGGGTTTTTCATTTGAATTTTATATAATTCAATATCCCTAATTAACATCAGTGGCACTTCTAAAAGTGTCCACAAAGGGCTTTATGAATATCTTATTTTTTCGATATTCCCCGATGTTTTTCTACCCTACAGGTTTTTAAGGTAAACATCTTGGGCGCCATAGGCGACGAGTTGCATTAATCCACCTCCCATTTTATACAATTGCTAAAGAAAATAATTTTCAAAATTTTAATTTAATTAAATTAAATTAAAATAAATTAATTTACTACAAATAATATACAATATTCTCATGAGATTATTTTACTCAAATCTAAATTGGTCTTCATAAATTTCATTAAATACGTATCTTCTAGCACTTCTTTTTTACCTTCGTGATTTTTTGAAAAAACATAAGCATCATTACGTTTTTTTACAGACCAACCTTGTTCAATAGAATTAAAAAGTAATAACATTTTTTGAAATTTTATAATATCAACTTTTACATTATCATTTTCTAAATCTTTTAAAGAATCTAAATTTATTTTAATATCCATTAAATAATTTCTAGAAAAGTAATACAAAAATATAACTATTTATGTTTGTCTCTAAATATTTTTATTTTTTTTCATAGTTTAATATTTCAAAATCTTTATTATAAATCTCATTTATTAAATTTATTGAATATTCATTTAAATAATCGTCATAATTTATATTATTTGGGTTCATATTCATTTTAATATTAAAATCTTTATATCCTAAATTTATCATATCACAATTTAATGTTTCTGTATGTAATATTTTTATATTTTCTATAAGTTTTTCATTTTCGTCCGTTATAAATGTATATTGTGGAACTACATGATTGTCGTGTTTTTCTTTTAAATATTCTTTAATTTTATCATACACTTCTTCTTTTGTAGTATCAATATTTATTTTTTTTAAATAAAATAAATCACTCATAACTTTATTATATGGATTTCTAACTATTGTTATAATTTCAATATTATTTGTATCTATTTTAAAAAAGTCTTTATATTTTATAATAGTATTATAAGTTAAATGTTGTAAGCTAGAATTTATTTCTGATTTATCTGTGAAACTTTTAATATTTTCAGTGCTCATTAATGATTTTAAATTTAAGGGAATTTTATATTTTACACTAAAATATTTTTCTAATGAACTGCCGCCAGTTTTTGGAATATGTATAAATAATACATTAATTTTGTTATTTTTGAAATAAGGCATTTATATAAAATATGTGTTATTTTTAATACAATTTGCCAATAAATGCAAAATCCTTAAGTTTTATTCTTATTTTATTAATTACACTCATTGAATTGTCTGTAACATATTGACATGATAACATTATACGTTTTTGATTATTGCAAATTTTAGATGCTCTATGATATAGATAATTACCTTCAAAGCATATTCCATTATTTGTCAAATCCATATCAACAACATTGTTATTTTTATCTTTAAATTGAAATTTTGTACATGTTAATGTATGTGTTATAGGAATTAATACTGTAAAAAATCTGCCATTATAATAATTATAATCATAATGCCAGTTTATCCAATCGCCTTCTTTTTCATAAATTATAATCGCACACGATGTAGGAAAATTTAGAGCTGTAGGATATAATTTTAACCCAGTTAGATTAGACATTTTTTTACATAGTTCATTTTGATAATATGATATTAGATTTGGAGAGTTATCTACAATGTTTTTTGTAGGAATTGTTATACCTTTTCTATTTGGTAACGCACAATTAAAAATATTTTCTGGATAACTTGTAATAGAAACACGTTTTTGTATATTTTTATTTTCTATCATACTGTCTATATCAGTTAAAATAGTTTGATTTAATTCCACATTAAAATCTTTTATTAAACAAAATTTATCTTGACAAATATATTCTTTGTTTATTTGACAGGAACCTGAATTATAAGCATATATTATAATTAAAATTATAATTATTAATATTGTAATTGATAATAATTTTATATAATTTATTATTTTCATTATATAATATTTTAATATATTATTTCTTACTATTACAAATTAAATAAATATTATTTAAATTATTTAAAGGAAACATGCCAAATTTTAAGCCAAAAACTAACAAAAAAATAAAATTTAATAAAAAAACATCTATCACGTTAGATGCAAAACATAAAGAATTCTTAAATGAATTTAATAAAGATGATATTAATACAATTCCAGAATTAAAAATTGAGAGAAGTGAAATACAGAAAAAAATACTAGATGAAAATGAAATTTTAACTATAGAACAACGTTTAGATTTGGAAGATAAAATAAATGAAATTACAAAAACAATTAAACAACTTAAAATTAAAAAAAAAGAATATTTTTTAGATAATTCACATTATATTTTTGAATATTTTGAGAATAAAAAAAACATATCAGACGGTAATAATATGCAAAAACAAACTAATAAATCAAAACTAGTTAATTCTTTTTTTAAAATAAAAGATGAAAAAGAAATTGATAAAATTACACAGAGAGAGAATAATAATATTGTTCAAAAATATTTAAGCAATATCGACGATACTTTTCTTGACGTAAATACGTTTATTTCTCAAACTGATATATGTCAAACATGTCATAAAGGAGAGCTTATTCCAATTGAAGAAGAGGGAATAATGGTTTGTAATAGTTGTTCAAGAAGTATTTCATATTTAATTGAAAACGAGAAACCATCCTACAAGGAACCTCCAAAGGAAGTTTGTTTTTATGCTTACAAAAGAATTAATCACTTTAAAGAAATATTAGCTCAATTTCAAGGGAAAGAAACAACTCAAATTCCATCAGATGTAATTGAAAATATAAAACTTCAAATAAAAAAAGAGAGAATTGAGATATCTCAAATTACAAATTCTAAAACAAAAGAAATCCTAAAAAAGTTAGGCTATAATAAATATTATGAACACATACCATTTATTAAAGATAAATTAGGAATAAAACCTCCAATTATGTCACCTGAATTGGAGGAAACTTTATGTAATCTTTTTATTGAATTACAGGCACCATATTCTAAATATTGTCCTGACGATAGAGTTAACTTTCTAAATTATTATTATACAGCTTATAAGCTTTGTGAGCTTTTAGGAGAAGATAAATATTTACCATTATTTCCATTACTTAAAGATAGAGAGAAAAGAATAGAACAGGATGATATATGGAAAAAAATATGTGAAGAATTAGATTGGGAATTTATACCTACTATTTAATTTTTTGTTTTTTATTTTTTTAAAAATCCTAGAATTATATCCTTTGCAAAATCTTGTGCTATTTTTTTTTTAACATTATTCGCATATAATTTTTCTTGGCGAAATCTTTGTAGTACATTAAATGCTTCTGTATCATTATTTTTATTAATATTTGTAAAACAATTATCTGATAATTTTACTTCTCTCGCATTATCACTTGTAGATAAAAGTGTTGAATTATTTTCTTCATTATAAAATCCACTTGGTATTATTATTGCTCCATCTCCTGCATTTTCTGGATTATTTGTATCTAAATTAATATTTATGTTTTTCAATTCATAAAATACTCTATTTTTTTCTGTTCTGGCAAAATATTGTGTATTTATTGTTTTACCAAATAATCGCATCATTACATACCATTTTCCACACAAATATATAAAACAACTAATGTATTTGTCTTCAATTATTATTTTACATTTTGTGTTATTATTATCATCTCCTAATTTTACGTAAAATTCTGGAATTTGCAATGATTCAATACTTTTGATTAAAACATTAGTAGGTGTTATATATATTATATGATTGTATATTCCATTCATATTTATACAAGTATTCCATGTTTGGTTTGTTTTACCTTTAAATTGTTGATCTAAAAAATTACAAGCAACAGTTGAATCAGGACAATTTGTATTTTGAGCCCCACCTTTTTTAAAAAACTTTCGTCTTTTTGTATATTTTTTTGACTTTTTTGATAATCTTTTATGTTTGTATTTTTTTGTATGGTTTTTTTTTGTCATATTATATATTACAATATATAATATAATATTTAATTTGTTGGTCTATAAGGGAATAATTGAAGTTCCCTTGTATTATATATTGAAAAATTAGGGTCATAATTATTTGCTCCTATACCATTTCCATAACAAGTTCCACCTCTTTGTTTATAAGTATATTTTCGTTTATGTTTGCGACTTTTGCGAGTTTTGCGACTTTTAGAGTATTTTTTATTTTTACGCATTGTTTTCCTGCGTCTTTTTTTTCCTCCAAATTCTCCGAATGAACCTGTTTCATTTAATGCTCTTGTTTCTTCTGTTGTATATCCTGAATTACGAGAACCAACAGATAAATCAGACATATTTAAAGGTCCTTCATCTTGATAGTCATTGTCCTCATTTTCAGCATTTTGAACATCATTTTCAGCATTATTCATATTGTCAGCTATTATTTTATGGTCAACATAATCAGGTAAATCAAGATCTGGATTTTCTAATTCGTTATACTCATTAATTATTTTTTGAACTTGTTCATATGTAATATTAAACTCATTTATTCTCCCAATTTGACCATCTGTAAATTCTAACCCTTTTAAGTAATTAGTTTGGTCTGCATTTAACATACCACCCTTCATATTTCTACGACTTTTTACCATAATATATTATGATTAGATTAAATATATTATGCTATATTGTTGGGTTAATTTAAAATCCACCTGGGAATTTTACGAGGTTTGCACCAATTCCAAATCCTGCACCACTTCTAGCGGTTGCACCCATAGAAGGAATATAGGTATCAAGAATGCTAAAGGTGGCGGCAGCAGTTAAGGCAATCAAAATAATTTCCTCAACATTTAGGGAACGTTTAGGGATAGCATAAGCAGCAATGGCAACCATTAAACCTTCAACGAGGTACTTAATAATTCTCTTAACGAGTTCTCCAACGTTAATCAATCCGTTCATTATATTAAATAAAAAGAAAAAAATATATATATTGCGATAAAAAACTTAAAATTAAATACAATAAATTACTAAATGGATCGTTCTAAAGATAAGAGTTCTAAGAAATCAGGTTTTGAGAGAAAACAAAATAATGGAAAAACAAATCCTAAATATGTTGATTTATTAGAAGAAGATGAGGCTATAGCCGGTCAAAAATTTGTGTGTGTCTCTTTTTGTTCTCCCGAAAAAATTCTTAAAGATAAGCAGTTATTTTTCTTTGAACAGTTTCTAAAGAAGTGGGAGTTTAATAAATCAATGGAAAAATTCGTACAATTCCTAAATTTTATTTCATTTAAATACAATATTTCTTTTGATGACGTATCTAATGATTTTAAGGATTTTGTCAAAGAAGAAAATGAAGCTTTATCTAAGATTAATATGGATGATGATTACAAAACATTTCTTGATAACAATGAAGAAGATCTACAAAAGAAATTTGATTTAGCACATAATTTTCAAACTAGTACTAGAGGTCTTAAAATTCGAGGATCATATCCTACTCAAGAAGAAGCAGAAATGAGATGTAAATTGTTGAGAGAAATTGATCCCAATCATGATGTTTATGTTGGGCCTGTTGGGCTATGGATGCCTTGGGATCCAGAAGCTTACAAGACTGGACGTGTTGAATATATGGAAGATGAGCTTAATCAACTAATGCATGAAAAGAGTAAAAATGAATCAAACGCCAAGGTTGCATTTGAGCAGCGTATTAAAGAAACTAAACAAAAGGCTATTGAAGAAAATATTAAGAATGCTGAAAAATCCGGTAATATTTTGACACAAACTATTGATGAAAAAGGTAACCTTATCGGTGTTAATAATGTTAATACTCAAGAGGCTAAATTAAAAGAACAAGAAAATATTTCTACAGCAGATATTTGTATGGAATTATTTGAGGGCGAAAATGTTGTTACTGGTAAAACAGATAATGGACAAAGTCTTTTAGTTAGTGGTCCTTTTGCAACAAAAAATAAAAAAGATTAATATAAATATAAAGGATTAATATAAATATAAAGGATTATTTAAAAAATAATTTAAAAGATAACTAAATAATATAATTATTATGAAAATTTGTTATATTATTTCTACTTGTGATAAATATTTGGATACAAGAGTTAAGTATCAAATGGAAACAATGTTTAAAAATGTTAATAGAGAAGATATATATTATCTCACATCAAAACCTAATCATAATGAGAGACAATTTGGATGGTATACTATGGATGACCCAAAAAATATTACTTGGAAGTATATTCATTTTATTTACAATATGAATATCCCTCAATACGATTGGTATATTTTTATAGATGACGATACATTTGTATTTAATCATAGACTTGAAGTTTTGCTATCATCATATAATTCTAACGAATGTTATTATATTGGTAAAGAATTAGACCATATTAAAGAAAAATTTTGTTTATATATGTCAGGCGGAGCTGGCTATGCTATATCTAAACCTTTATATTCGCTTATTGTTAATTATGTAAAAACTAATGGAATAAATTTATCTTTTAAACATTGGTGTGATGATTTATGTATTGGTCTTTGGATACAAGAAATTTCAAAGGAAAATACAGTTAAACAAATAAACAATGATTTATTTCATATTGGTATTGATGCTGATATTAATACAGCAATAACACTTCATAAACTTACTACTAGAGAACAATTTGATTATTATTATTATACTATTTTTGAGAAAGAACCCACTCAAAAAAAAATGAAATTTGAAAAAAAAGATATTGTTTTTGTTTTGGTAACTGATGCAAATTATTTTAATAAAGCAAAACGAACTATTAATGATTTAAGAACAAAAGGTAATTGGTGCAAAGACATTGTTTTAATCACTATTGACTTCGATTTAAATTCTAATTTTAAAGATTTTTATAATATTATTGAAGTTAAATTCCCAAGTATAGATAAAAGTAATTTGCTGAAAAAAATTGGAGAAAATGGATTTAATGATAGTACTGATAAGAGAGAAATTCAGAAATTAAATCAATGGGAAAAGTTTCATGTATTTGATGATTTTTTTTTAAAGTGGGGTCGCGTTGTTTATTTAGATTCTGGATTAAGAGTATTAGACGATGTAGAATTCTTACTCGAATTAGATTGTAAAAATAGATTGATCGCACCTAAAGATGGAAAATCATACGACAATTGTGAATTTAATACTCAATTAAGCTATGATAACCCAGAACTAGTAGAGTTATTCAAGAATGAATATGGAGATAATGCAATGAAATCAAATTATATGTTAAATTGTATGTGGATGTATGATACAAGTATTTTAAAATTGTGCAATAAAAATCAACTCATAGAATCAATGAATAAATACACATTTTGTAAGACAAATGAAATGGGAATTATGAACATCTTATTTCATTTTAAATATAAATTATGGGAAATGTTTCCTGCAAAAGCATCAAATGGTAAGTTTTTATTTGATTGGTGCGAGTTAAATCAACCTTATTATACAACTTGGAGAGAATATTGTTTCATTAAGTATCCTCTTAGTATTTCATTTGATGATGTTTAACATATTTTTCTAATTCTTTCTAGATTTTCTAGATTTTCTAGATTTTCTAGATTTTCTTTTATGTGTTCTTTTTCTTTTTCCACCATTTTTTTTAAGAATTTCTTCACCGAAAGGCAATTTTCTTTTACATATTATAATATTAGCTCCTTGTGAAGATGGTAATGTTTTAAAAGAACTACTGTAACTACCTGGTGCAAACTCTTTAACTATTAATTGTGCATAAGATACTTCTGCTTCACCTGTAATTTTTTGAGCATCTTCTAAATTCATTGCTTGCATACCTAAATATATTGGACTAGGTCCTCCACATACTGTATTTGCATTATCTGGGCAAGGTGTAGTGGCATTTATTGCCTGATAATTATCATTATTTGCTGAATAAATAGGGAAAGGATTTGTGTTTGGTTTGTTACCAAATGAGAAAAATGATTTTTTTTGTACTGGCGGAGGACTAATATTATTAAACTGATTTATTCGTTTAATTGGTTGTAAATTTGATGATGAACCTGATGACGATGATGAACTTGGCGATGATCTAGAATATGATAAACGCATTATATATATTTATAATATATAATTTCATCTAAATTATGTATTATTTATTTGTCTTATTTATTTGTCTTATTTATTTGTCTTATTTATTTGTCTTATTTTGCATTTCTACCATTTATTCGCTTTCTTCACACTGATTTTAGGTCCGCCACCACGTTTCTTAACATTATTTGGATCATATTGTTCCTCTTCATCATCATCTTTTAATCCTTTTGACAATTCCCAGAATTCTTTGGAACCTAATCTGAAGTCGCCGTGATTATCGGCTTTATACCAAAATACTTGATCGTGTAATTTGTTGGATTTAGAATTATTGTTAATTACCAAGCACTCATAATTTTCTGTACACTGATCCATCACTTGACAAAAGCTCTCAAAAGTGGGAAACATTCCAGCATAATTTTCATAAATACGCTTTCTGTTTGCGATATAATTTTCTCTCAAAATAAATACGTAATCAATGTTAGTTCTTAGTGTTGGAGGAATACCTAATGGATATTGCATTGTGATGATTAACATAACTTTCCAATGTCTCAATTATACCATTTTCATTCAGACATTTCCTTCTGAAATCACAAAATCTATGCTTTTTGAATGGGCATAGCATTCTCTCGAATGGGTTTAGACTATATCTTAAGGCATCATTGTAATTGGTTAGATTACTCAACCCCACGGGCGTTTAGTCGTTGAACTATCATCATGTCCTTACCAAAGCGGATTTAGATGACGAGCTGCGGGTTATCTTTATTTTATACCTTTTTACTATACCTTGTGTAATTAGCACAAGCCACTATTATATTTCTATAATAGTTTAGTAGTATAAACTTACCAAGACGTCTCCGCAATTTGGACGTGTCGCATATTGCTAAACAATACACTAGCCATTTTTTTAAAATGACTTCGGCAAACATTCACCGTTCATAAAAAGAAGTCTCATCATCTTATCACGTGCCCACGTGTTATCGTATAAACAATCATCTAATATAACAAATGCACGAGGATCAATTGTACTACGTTTATAAGTTTCTATTTCCTTTTTGATTTGCTTCAATACAGTACGTTGTCTTTTTAGAATATTCTCAATAATAGCAGTATTATATTCATTATGCACAAATAATTTTGGCACCATTTTTTCATAAAATCCGTTTCCTTCTTCTGTCCCAGAAATTACGGTTCCAATTGGTATATCTTGTTGATAATATAACAAATCTCTAACTAAGAAGGACTTTCCTGTGTCTCTCTTTCCAATTAAAACCACAACAGGTCCTTTGTTCTCATTTGGTTTGAAGCTGATATTCTTCATATCAAATTTTTTCAATTCTAAAGTCATTCTTATTATTATTTAGAATATTAATTTTATTATTTTTGACGAATTTTATATGTTAAATGCAAAAAATAAGTTAAAACCAATTATTATTTATATTTTAAGTTACTAAATGATTGAGGTTAATTATCAGAAACGAAAGAATATTGAACTTTTTAAAAGTTTAGAAGAACCAGATTTACTTTTTCTCTCTAATACTCAAAATTATATTCCAATTTACACAAAGTTTTTTTCACTAAATGAAACAAATTATAATAGTATAAATTTAAATAATAAATGGTATATTTCAAGTATTAATAATTCTAATGACGATTATTATTTATATAATTGTAGAATAAAGAATATATCAAATAATAAAACAAAAGATAAAGATGTATTTTTCAAAATGGCTCCATTATTAGACCCATATAAGTATTTAATTGGAAAATATAATATTCAAGATGAAAAATTATTTATTTTACCTAATTTGGATTCTACAGAAGATACATGTCATCCAAAATTTATTGACACCAATAATTCAGCTTATGTTGATGGTTTATTTTTATATTTAACAAGTAGTTTATTGCATACTCATAATTTTTCACATGGTGTAGATTATTATGGTTCTTTTTTAGGAATAAAAAATGATTTTATTATTAATGTATTTGATGATATTGATTATTTAAACAATTCTGATTTTTTTAATAAAAATAAAAATGTATTATTTAAAATAGATGATTATGAACACTTATTTCAAAACGAAACCCAAAAATTAAAGCCTATTAAAATAGAACATAATAGTAGTGCAAAATCTCAACTATCTATTAAATCATTTAATAATGAAATATTTGAAGAAGTATTTGAAGAAGATATGACAACACATGATACAAATGTATTATCAGAATTTGTTGATTTAGTTGATTTATCTAATACAAATTTTTTAGACAATAAAGATATTGATGAGAATGTTACATTAAAATCTAATTCTACTTGTTCATCAAGGTCTTCATATACAAATGAAGAAGACACATTAGAAGAAGATTTTGAAAATAATGACGAAGAAAATGCAAGTGAAATAGACGAAGATAAAAATAATTCTGATAGTGATAGTTCTGAAACATTAGATGAAGAGAGAATAGAAGCAATTATTCCCAAATTTCCAGTTCAAATTATAGGAATGGAATATTGTGAAAATACATTTGATGATTTAATTTTAAGCGAAGAATTAAGTAATGAAGAATGGTATTCGGCTTTTATGCAAATAATAATGATATTAATTACATATCAAAAAGCATTTAATTTTACACATAATGATTTACATACAAATAATGTTATGTATAATACGACTGATAAAAAATTTATTTATTATTGTTATAAAAAGAAATATTATAAAGTTCCAACATTTGGTCGTATATTTAAGATTATTGATTTTGGCAGAAGTATTTATAAATTCGATGGTAAGCTATTTTGCAGTGATAGTTTTCAAATGGGAGGCGATGCAGCAACGCAGTATAATACAGAACCTTATTTAAATGAAAAAAAACCTAGATTGGAACCAAATTATAGTTTTGATTTATGTCGTTTAGCTTGTTCAATTTTCGATTATGTTATTGACGATATAAATGAAATTAAAAATATAGATAAGATAAATGAACCTGTTAAAAATTTAATTAATGAATGGTGTTTAGATGATAAAGGTATTAACATGTTATATAAAAATAATGGATTAGATCGTTATCCTGACTTTAAATTGTATAAAATGATTGCTAGATGTGTACATAATCATACTCCACAGGCTCAATTAGAACGTCCTGAATTCAGTATATATTCAAAATTTAAAGGTGATGTACCTATGGATCAAGTTATTAACATAGATAATATTCCATCTTATGTATAAATTTAGAAATAGAATTATTTTTTTGGTATAACTTCATAATACAATAATATTTATATATATTATGAACTCGTTTGGATTTATTATTACAAGACACGTAAATTCTGAAACTACAAATCGTTATTGGAACCATTGTGTAAAACTTATTAGAAGATTTTATCCATTAAGAAAAATTATTATTATTGATGACAATAGTAATCAAAATTTTGTAAAAGCGGATTTTGATTATAAAAATATTGAAATAGTGAAGTCTGAATTTCCTGGTAGAGGTGAATTACTTCCTTATTATTATTATGTAAAAAATAAATATTTTGATAATGCTGTAATAATGCATGACAGTGTATTTATTCATAAAAGAGTTGCTTTTGAAAAATTATACGGTATGAAAGTATTACCTTTATGGCATTTTAATTCAGACAACGAGAATATAGAAAATACTAGAAGGATAATTAGTATTTTAAACAATAATTATATAATAAATGCAAAACTGAAGGATGAAATTAAACTAGGAATGCCATTTGATAAATGGTTTGGTTGTTTTGGTGTTCAAACATACATAAGTCATGATTTTTTAGTTACTATTGAAAAGAAATATAAAATAACAAATATGATTAGTAATGTGTTATGCAGGTCAGATAGATGTTGTTTAGAGAGAATTATGGGTTGCATTTTTTGCACAGAATGTCCCCAAATTTTAAAATCTAAATCGTTACTAGGAGATATAACAAGACACGTAAATTGGTGCAAATATAATTTTGCACAATACCAAAATAACTTAAAAAAAGGCACTGTACCAAGGGTTGCAAAAATATGGTCGGGTAGATAAATGTAAATTATTTTCTATTTTTGTCTTATATTTTGTTTTATATTTTGTCTTATATTTTGTCTTATATTTTGTTTTATATTTTATATTTTTACACTAATTCTTTTCATAATATATTATATATAAAAAGAATTTTTTAAAATCCAGGATTATCAGTAAATACAGGTGTAATATTTGTTTTTGTAGAACCTCCGTGTAATACTGGATTTATTTGCTCTATTACAAAATTACCAAAAACTACACTAAAATATACTAAAAGAGAATCTCTAATAAGATACTTAAGTGGTTTACTTTCTTTTTCAATAAATCTCATTTCTATAAATTTTGCTATTAAAAATACAATAGAAATAATAGCAGCAATAAAAAAAATATTATTCATAATTTATTAAACCAAATTCTTATTTATTTTTAAACGCAATTAGTCATCTAAAACTTCAATATCGTCTATTAATAAGTCAGGTAATAAATCTATTTTAGGTTCTTCTATATTATGAATATCTAGTGCATCTAAGTTAAATGATTGTTCAGAAATTTGTAATTTTACATTATTGTTATCATCTTCATCTTCTTCTTCTTTTCTTTGCTTTGCGCGCATTTCGCTAATTTCTTCTAATCTTTCAATGTTTTTTGGTGCAACAATATTAGATATAATACCATCATCGCTTTTAACGTAATCAATATCATTAAAAGATAATTGATTACTACTAGTATTATTACCATTATTTGAATTAGATCCTGCTATATTTTGAAGAGATTCTTCTTTTATTGTTTCTTTTATAGGTTCTTCAATAATTTGTTCTTTAATTTCTTCTACTACATCTTCTTCTACAGTTTCATCCATATATGCTCTTAAGATTGCTTCTACAGGAATGCTTTCTCTCAATGTATTAAGTATACATTCTTGAACAATAATCTCTAATTCTCTATAATTTTTTTGAACTTGTAATGGTTGTATATTTACTTCAAATAAATAGACATTTTTATAAACCTTTCTAGCAACATTAATATAAGTTTTATGTATAAAATCATCGAGTTTTGGAATACTAATATCAATCTTTTTTTGCTTTTGTCCCACACGCATAGTGGTTAAAATCTTGAGTTGAATAACATGAACACATGTTATCAAATCTTCTAAATAATTGCATCCAGATTTTTCACATATACGTTTTCTCTCTGTTTCAACAATTTGAGAGTTCCATTTTGGAATACGAGAGATTAAATTTTGAAAAGTCATCAAATATTTATCATGTTCACCATTATCTTTACATAATTTAATAGATTCTTCTAAAATAGATTTATATCCGTCAATAATCAAGGGAGTTAAAATCGTAACTAATCTAGAACCCCATTCATTTTTGGATTCATGAAGCGCGCTTACATTAAAATCATCCATTTACATAAAACTTATATTTTCTAAAGATGTTTCTGAACTTAAAAAAATAAAATTTAAAATAAATAAAATTAATAATTTTTCATTTCTAAATTCTTTCCTTACACGATTAAAACATATTAGAAGTTCATATCGTTTTTCAATGGTTATTAGTCCTTCAATAAATTTTGAGTTTTCAAGCAAATTCATTATATCTAAAGCACTATAGGCTTTTTCATATAATTTATTACATATTGTAGTTAAATCTTCTAAATTTACCTTGTTATTTACGAATTTATTTAATTCTTTTTTTAACCATTCAAGACGTTGCATTTTTATGTCTTTCATTTTAAAAACCTCATTTAAATTATATTGATATAAATTTATAATATTGTTATTAAATACTGGTTCAGGAACATATATTTCACAAAAACGTGATAATATAGGTTTCATTAAATTATATTTATCTTCTGCAATAATAAAAAATCTGGTATTGTGACTGAATAATTCAATACATCTACGTAATGCAGATTGCGCATCCATTGTCAATTTATCTGCATTTAAAAGAATTATACTCTTAAAAATATTGCCACCATTTGAGTTAATATGGGTTTTTGCGAAAAATTTTAATTCATCTCTTATAAATTTAATACCTTTTCCATGCGAACAATTTACATACATAACAAATGATTTAATTTTCTCTCTATCATTGCTATAAATTTTGTGGATGAATTCATTTACAATCGTTCTTTTACCACTTCCTGATGGACCATGAAATATAATATTTGGTATTTTATGTATTTCATAAAAGTAATTTAATTTATTTTTTATAGATTGATGTATTTGTAATAACATATGTTGGTAATATTATGTATTGTGTGTTTTTATATTTTAATATAACGTAATTAATAAAATATAAAAATAATTTATTGAGTTTTTTTTATAATATAATTGCATAATGATTTGTAATATAAGTTATAAGACAAATTTGCATTAATTTTATTTTTATCCATTGTAACAGAACAACCTCCTGTTTCTAAGTAAGAAACATCAAATTTTGCTATTTTATAATCCAATGCCTTATATATTATTTTTTCTATTTCATTTTCTCTTTCTTTTTTAACATGTAAATGTAATGAAAATTTTTTTAATGGAAAACCAAAAAAAGCACAAGTCTCAATAATATATTCAAAGTCTTCTTCTGTCAGACTTCCGCAAGTATCTGATAAACATATATTATCTACATTTAACATATTTAATTTAAGAATGCGATTTACTATAAAATCATTATCTATCTTACCTTCAATAGGACATTCGTTTATACAAGAAATATATAATTTTACAAAACCCTTTTTTCTTCTACAATTATTGTTATCTAGTTCGTATAACATTTCATAAATATCTTTATCAGAATCTTCTAAAGTCATTTTAGTATTTTTTAACTGAAAACTATTAGAAACAGAAGTAATAAATGAAAAATTAGAAAAATTTGGGTTATTAATTACACATTTAAGTTTTTCCTTATTTGGTATAACTATAAAAACATTTTGTCTTTTTTCTTTTTTATCAGGGTGCTCTATTAATTGAAAATTATTTACAGTTTCACCAATTTTGATTGTATCATTAAATACTGGCAACACTTTTTCGGATACAATTGATCCTACTTCTATATTTTTTGGATTATAAATAGATGTAATATTATGATATAATGCTAATTTATTATATGTCGAATATTTATTTTGTTCTTCTTTTGATAAGGCCTGTAATCCATCTCTTAATGTAACATCAAATGGATTAGGTTTACCTAAATCATTATATAATTTACTATATTTATACCGTGATAAACACCATTTTTTAAAACTTTTATAACAATTTGGATACATATTATTTAACATAATCTAATAATTTATTTAATCTATTAACTTTAAGTAAATTATTCTAAATGTTTTTTAAACAGATGTGGTTAGAGAATGTGTATAAGGGTTCGATTTGAAGGCATTTAATATATCAGGTTGGATACGATCACACATTTGACATTCATTATAATATTGTGGAGCATGAATAGCGCCATATGTTTGAACTGAAGGAGGTAACCCAGACAATCTCGAATAAGCAGGATTAACTCTTCCTTCAAATCTATCACAATCGTCTTTGCAATTTACGTTCATCTCTTGGTTGAATAATTGCATTCCACCTTGATTTGGTCTATTATAAATAGTTTCTGATTTTATATCATTATTATGTTGACGGTATGCTGCTTCATAACTCATATCACCATAAGCTGTAGCGTAACCACCTGCAGAAGTAAAATATTCAGCACTTGTAGTATCTCTTTGCGTCAAACCAGGAGCACTATAATTATTAACATACATACTTTCTTTTTGATTATCAACTCTAAACTCAGGTGAGTACATAGTTGTTTCTTTTAGAGTAGTAGGTGTAGCATCCAAAGGATTATATACATAACCTTTTGGAACTGCAGTTTGTGCTTCACCATAAATGCGAACATTATTTATTGTTTCGTCTTTACGGGTTGGTTTAAAAATATCCATTATAGGTGCTATAACGGCACCAATAGCACCACTAAAACCACTTCTCATAGTTTCTGGTTGTTTTGCAGTGCTTCTATGATTTTCATAATTTGTATAACTGCGCAAAAAGTTTTCACCATCATTGTGAGGTCCATGTCCGGTAGCCTTTGAATGATTTACACTTTGCGATAAAACTTCATTACGTTTAGAAGGTTCGTAATTTTGAGGAGCTGTAGGAGCATTAACATCTTGAGCGCCAGCTGGACCCATATAGTCGGTTAAAATATCATTGCGTCTAATTACTCCCATTTCTTGAATTGGTCGCAATGATTGTCCTTTTTCACCACCAGTTGTAGTAAGCCATCTATCTTGAGTATTAATAAAAAATGTGTCAGGTCTTTGTTTTTCAACACGACCTAATGATTCAGTTCCAGCTGAATGTTTTATATAAGAATTTGCAGGACCTTCATGATTAATTAATTTATATTCCAATTTTGGATTGGTATCAACTCTTAATTGGTCAACTGTATAAGGTAGCCATTTATCACGTGCTTCCATACCAGAATTATAACCATTACTTCCATTAAATCCAAAACCTTGGTCTAAACCAGGACCAACAGTAATCGAATCAAATGGTTTAACATTATTATTATTTTTACCTGGATATTGTCGTGATTGCCAAAAATCAGTTTGACTTGGCATACCATAAGCCCAATTCATGTTTGCTTCAGGTTTAAATAAAGGTGCTTGTTCTATTTTTTTGATAGTTTGTGAACCAACACCTTGCATGTTATCGAGAACTGATTCTGTAATATTTATATCATATGTTTTACCCTTTACTTTTCCTCCATAAAATGGAACCATATTATTATGTTTAAATTGTTCAGAATTTAAATAATTACCAGATAATGAATAAATATCTTGAATATATTTACTTACTGGTATATGATTTTGCACTTTTTGCTCATATAAATTTTGGTTAAAATATTTATCTGTAGCAACATTTGGGTTTGGATATTCTTGAACCGTATCTAATACTTGATTTAGATTAGATATTGGGAAGTTTTGAGGAATAATATCTGTGTTTGGCAAATAATTACCGTGTGTTTCACTTTGTTTTGTAGGGATATTACTTCTAATTCCCATATTTGCAAAATTTTCTTGTCTTTGTTGTCTTATTTCTTTTTTACTACAATTTTCGTTTGTTTGATTTGATACAACATACATACCACCTAATGCTATTAGTGGAATTGCTATTTCCATATTATATATATAGAGTATTATATTTTATTCATATAATACTCTAAAATAAAATTTATAAATTAAATTACATTCTTTCACATGAATTTGTTTGTTGGCATGTAGTAGGACCTCCAACATAGCCTCCTTTAATTAAATTATAATTAGAAGGCAAATAATTATATTTTTTTTCATTCAAAACACACTCTCTCTTTGGAGTAAAATAATCTTTTTCTAAAATTCTTGTACTTACATTATTTTGAAATGGTAGACATGTATTTATTTGAGGATTTATAGGTAGATAATACCAGTCTACTTGTTCTAAATCACGATACCACCATGCAGGATTTGTAGCTCTCGATTCCTCAGTAAATGTATTATTACATACAGGATATTCAATTGCTTTATTTTCAACATTAAAATTTTTATAATTATCTTTTCCTAAACAATCTTTGCTAGCACGTCTATTTACTCCTAAAAGATCACTTTCTAAATTGATGGTATTTGTGCGTAAATTTGCTCCCCATTTTTGTATAATAATTTGAGGATCTTCTATGTAACAAGGATTTGCACCATTTCCAGGAACATTTAATATCCACCTACCTGGGTCAGTTGCTTGTTGCAATTGTTTTTTTGTTCTACAATCATCATAAAAAAATCTAGTGCAAGCCATTTTATATTATATACTTCTATAAAAAGTATAACAAAATAAATTAAAACACTAATAATTTAATAATTTAATAATTTAATAATTTAATAATTTAATAATTTAATAATTTAATAATTTAATAATTTAAATAAATAACATAAACATAAATATTAATATGGAACTT